TTTGTGCTGGCTGGCAGTGGTGCTTCATTTACGGCTGGTAAGCTACGTGCTTATGCCGTGATGATGGACATCAGTGACCAAGGTGACATGGCTGCTGACGAAGTAGACCGCGACACACTTGCATAAACAAGTGAGAGGGCTGGGCAACTGGCCCTCTCCATCTTTAGGATTTTAAAATGGCATATAACTATCTTGATATTACTAATGAAGTGCTGGCGAGATTTAATGAAATTTCGCTTTCGTCTTCTAATTTTAGTGCTTCTAGAGGTTTTCAAACACAATGTAAAAACGCTGTAAATGATGCCATTAATTATATTTTTCAACGAGAGTTTAGCTGGTCATTTAGTCACGTAGAACAAACTGAAACTCTTGTAGCAAATACTACACGTTATAGTATTGCTTCTAACATATATCATGTAGACTATGAAACTTTTAGAATTGAAAAAAATGAATCTCTAGGTGTTGCGGGTGTAACACTAAAGGAATTAGATTACAAAGAATATGTAGATAAATATATTGACCAAGAAAGCACAGCAGATGTAGGTGGTGTACCCATCTATGTATTTCGCACACCCGATAATAACTATGGTCTGTTTCCTTATCCCGATAAAGCATATACTCTAAAGTACGATGCTTATACCAAGCCAACACAACTTAGTGCAGCTACAGATGTACCAACAATTCCTGAACAGTTTCGTCAGGTAATCGTGGACGGTGCAACTGCCTATGGTTATCAATATCGTGGTGAAGCACAGCAGTATGGCATAAATTTTGCCCGGTTTGAAGAGGGTATTAAACATATGCAAAGTCTGTTTATTAACCGTAATTTTAGCTATCTTAGGTCAACTTACATTCCACGTTCACAACGCTATGGTACATCAATTTTTCCATCGGGACTTTAACATATGGCTGACGAATCTAGACTTAGCCCATTTTACTTTGCATGTGAAGGTGGTCTTATCCTAAACCGTTCTACGTTTGCTATGCAACCCGGCATGGCACTTGAACTAGAAAACTTTGAGCCTGACGTTGGCGGTGGGTATAGACGGATTAATGGTTTTGAAAAATGGAATAGTAATGTTGTTCCGCAGACAGCTTCATCAAGTGAACCCGTCTTGATGTCAGCTTTCTTTGAGGGTAACAACAAAGTTATTGCAGCTAGAGGCGAGAAAGTATTTGAGGCGGGGACAACAGGTAGCTGGACACAAATTGATACAGGACGGTCAAACGCAAACAAATATACTTTCTTTAGGTATAATCTTTCTGGCACTGACCACATTGTTTGGGCTGATGGTGCTAATCATGCTACAAAATACGATGGAACAACAGTAACAGACTTAAATGCAACAGGCGCACCAGCTAATCCAAAGTTTGTTGTAGGCTTTAAAGATGCCCTGTTTTTTGCAGGTCACAGTGCAAACCCAGAAGAGTTAGTATTTACTGCACCATTTACTGATAATGATTTTAGTACAGCTAATGGCGCGGGAGCAATACGTGTAGACAGTACTATTACAGCACTGTTTCCGTTTCGTAACGAACTTATTATCTTTGGTGAAAATAGAATATACAGACTGACGGGCAATACCATTGCAGATTTTGTAATGCAACCCATTACACGGGACATTGGATGTCTCAATGGTTTTACTGTTCAGGAACTTGGTGGTGATATTATATTTCTTGGGCGTGACGGTCTTAGAACTGTAGCTGGTACTGAACGTATCAATGACGTTGAACTTGGTACAATTAGTAAGCCTATTCAAGAACGCTTTAATGGCGTGACGGACATAGACCAATTTGATAGTCTAGTAATACCAGATAAAACGCAGTATCGTCTATTTCAAGTTAATACTTCAGCAAATACAGAATCACAAACAAAGGGTATTATTGCTGTAAAACGTGAGCAAGGTTACGAGTTTTCTGAAACTCTTGGAATACAACCATCTTGCACTGACTCAAATAGCGTTCAGGGTACTACTTATGTTTTGCATGGCGGCTTTGACGGATTTATTTATAGACAGGAAAAAACAAATAAGTTTGACGGAACAAATATTGTTGGGCGGTATCGTTCAACAGATATTACAGCAGGAGATGCTGGTATCCGTAAAAATTTTCAACGTGTAATTATTAACTATTCTCCAACTGGAATTGTAAACTCTGATTTGTTTTTACGATATGACTATGAAGATGCTACAACATCACAGCCAGATGCTTACCCATTTGACAGTTCTAAAATTGTAGCTATATATGGTTTGGGTGCGTATGGAACAGTTACATACGGTGGTCAATCAAACCCACTTGTTAGACAACCAGTAGAGGGTAGTGGATTCGCAATTGCACTCCGTGTTGTAGATAATGGAGAATCATCTCCATATTCACTAAAAGGATTTCAGCTAGAATTTAACGCAGGAGCAAGAAGGTAATGGCAGGATATATCAGACAATCATCGTACACTGACGGTGATGTTATTACCGCAGCACATAGTAATGATGAATTTAATCAGGTACTGGCTGCTTTTAGTAACACTGCTGGACACAAGCATGACGGTACTGCTGCTGAAGGCCCAGTTATTGGATTGATTGGTGACCCCGGTGTTACCACCCCAATTAACAAAGTTGTAGTCGATGACACTAACAATCGGGTTGGTGTTTTTGTAGATGTATCTGGTAGCACGACTGAACAGATACGCTTTCAGGATGGCTTAATTGTACCTGTAACGGATAATGACATTGACTTGGGTACAAGTAGCCTTGAGTTTAAAGACCTGTTTCTTGATGGTACTGCAACCATTGACACACTGCTGGTAGATGAAAGTGCTACTATTACTGCCAACCTAACTGTAAATGGCAATACCACACTTGGTAATGCAGCTAGTGACACAGTGACCATTACGGCTGACGTTGCGTCTAGTATCATTCCTTCTGCCGACAATACACATGACTTAGGTGCTTCTGGTTCAGAATGGAAGGACTTGTACATTGATGGTGTTGCATATGTAGATGGCATTGCGATGCCAAGTACAACTGTAACAGACATTCTTGATGAAGACAATATGGCATCTAACAGTGCTACTGCGCTGGTTACACAACAGTCTATCAAAGCATATGTAGACGCACAACTTACTGCACAAGACCTAGACTTTTCTGCAGATTCAGGTGGAGCATTATCCATTGACCTTGATAGTGAGAGTCTTACGTTTACAGGTGGTACAGGCATTGATACGAGTGGTTCTGGTAATGCCGTTACTTTTGCCATTGATAGCACAGTAGCTACACTAGCAGGTTCTCAAACACTTACTAACAAAACAATTGATGTAGATAATAATACTGTTTCTAACATTGAAGTAGATAATCTTAAATCGGGTGTACTTGATACAGACTTGTCTAGTGTTGCTGGAACAGATACTACCCTTGCTTCTGCAAAAGCTATCAAGACCTACGTAGATGCTCAAATAACTGCACAAGATTTAGATTTTCAAGCTGATAGTGGTGGTGCGCTTAATATTGACCTTGACAGTGAAACACTGACATTCACTGGTGGCACAGGTATTGATACGAGTGGTTCTGGTAACGCTGTTACTTTTGCTATTGACTCTACTGTTGCTACCTTAACTGGTTCTCAAACATTAACAAACAAGACTCTTAATATTGATAATAACACATTGTCAAATGTAGAGGTAGATAATTTTAAAGCGTCTGCAATTGTTACTGAAAGCGAAGGTATTGGCTCAAACGATAATGATACTACACTGCCCACCTCTGCCGCAGTTAAAGATTATGTAGATACACAGATTACGGCTGAAGACCTTGATGTTACTACAGACAGTGGCACAATTGCTATTGACCTTGACAGTGAAACACTTACTGTTGCTGGTGGCACTGGTATCAACTCTAGTGCAACAAGTAATACTGTTACTCTTGCTATTGACAATACAGTTACTACACTAGCTGGAACGCAAACTTTAACTAACAAAACTTTGACAAGTCCAACGATTAATGGTGGGTCATTGTCAAGTGCTGTAACAGGTGCTACACAAGCTGCTGGCACAAACAATACAACTATTGCTACAACTGCGTTTGCAGCTACTGTAGCATCTAATGAAGCTGTAGCATTAGCTATTGCACTTGGGTAATTAGTTCTTGACAATTAATTATAAATCTGATATAATTAAGTAGGAAATGGAGTAGTAAATGGCAAACGCATTTAAACTCGTCACTGACACTGGTGTAGGCACATCTGCTGCTACTGTACACACCGGGGCATCAGCAACTGAAACCACTATTATTGGCCTCACTGTTGCCAACATCGTGTCCTCACAGATTGAGGTAGATGTGCAGGTTGAGAACAATGACGGCGACAACGTGTATCTTATTAAGGCTGCACCTATTCCTGTAGGTAGTAGCCTTGTTGTCGTTGGGGGTGAGCAGAAGGTTGTGATGAACGCAAGTGACGTATTGAAAGTAACGAGCAACACGGCATCATCTGCTGACGTGGCTCTGTCAATCTTGGAGATTACCTGATGGGTTATATTGGTGCTGGCATCACACGGTTTAACACCGCTGACGAACTGACTGTCACTGGCGATGCTCAGATTGACACCACTACGCTTGTCGTAGATTCGACTAACAATCGGGTGGGCATCGGCACTGCGTCCCCAGCAGCTAACAGAGCATTGCACGTTTCTAGCACAGCGCAAAAACACGCTAGATTTGAGAGAACTGGGGCCGCAACAAGTCACATTGAGTTTCAAGACAGCACGACAACTAACCAACCTAGTTTGGGCGGTGTAGGTGATAACCTTACATTTCATACAGCCTTTACAGAACGTATGCGCATCAACAGTTCTGGCGGCGTGGGCATTGGGACGAGTTCGCCTGCAACTGCTCTTGATTTGGCTGGTGAGATTAATTTTAGTGGCCTTACTTCCTCATTCCCTTCTCCTTCACAACCTAGATTGTATCGTTCTGGAAGCAGTGCAGGGTCATACCCATTTAACAACTTTGGGCATTTGGTGATTCAAGCTAGAGGTGATGGCTCTAATCGTGATATTGTTTTTGCTACAGGCACAGCAGGGGCAAATAAGACAGTAATCACATCGGCTGGCAACGTTGGCATCGGGACGGTTTCGCCAACCCATAATCTTGATGTTTTCAACTCTGCATCATCTGGTGCGCCTCTGCTTGCACAATTTAAGTCTGCTGGCGGGGATACGCAACTTTATGTTGATAACAGCACAATCACTACACAGTTAACAGCAGATGCCTCAAACACTGCTGGCATTGTTGGAACAAAAACAAATCATCCTTTTGTGTTTAGAACTAACAACGCAGAACGTGTGCGGATTGATACGTCAGGGAATCTGCTGGTGGGGACAACAAGTCTAAATATTGCTAATAACGGCTCAAACACAGGTTTTGTAGTTAATTCAAATGGTGCGTTAGAAGTTGGTTCATCCTCAACTGTTTTAACACTTAACCGTCAAAGCACAAACGGTGATGTTGCTCGCTTTCAAAGAGGCGGCACTACAGTTGGTAGTATCTCAGTCACTGGTTCAGCCACAACCTACAACACCACATCAGACATTCGCCTGAAGACTGGTATTGAGCCTATTGACCACGCCACAGATATGCTGATGGCTATAAACCCTGTATTGCACAGGTGGAAGGCAGACCCTGACGCTGATGCGGTGGTTGGTTTTATCGCACAGGAAATGGAAGAGATTGTGCCAGAGGCTGTGAGCAAGGGCGACAGTGAGGATGATATGTGGTCAATGGACTACGGACGCATCACGCCTGTACTGGTAGCGGCATTGCAGGATGCACATAAGAAGATTGAAGAACTAGCAGCAGAGGTTGCTAAATTAAAAGCCAACTAACAGGAGTAAACAATGGCTACATACACTTGGACTTTTCCAACACTAGAAGTGAATAACAACGAACAGAACGGCTTTACTGACGTAATCAGTCAGGTGCATTGGCGTGTCACGGCAGTTCACGATACCGCCACAAATGCTGATGGCCAGCCACTCAGCGTCAGTGCATACGGCTCTGCTGGTTTGACCCTGCCGCCGGAAGGGTATGAAGGTTTCATTGCTTTTGATAGCGTAACTCAAGACAATGTGAAGGCGTGGGTGCTGGATAACATCGGCAAAACAGAAGCTGAGATGCAAGCAATGCTTGATGCTCAGATGGATGCGCTGATTGCCCCAGCCCTTCGTAACGCAGTCCCATCGGGTTGGTAGGGATAATTTGTAATGGCATATTTGGGTAAAACACCATCTCAAGCTGTACGTAATCGTTTTTACTTTACTGCTTCTGGCGGTGAAACTTCGCTTGCGCCAGCGCAGGTTACTGGCCTGTCGTTTACGGACGCGAACTACGTAGACGTGAGCCTGAATGGCGTTGCCCTTGTAAGCGGTACAGACTACACAGCCACACCATCCACAAATACAATTAGTGGTTTGTCTGCCCTGACTGCATCAGATGTGGTCGAGATTGTTGTCTATGATGTGTTTAGCGTATTTGGTGGCAATGTCAAGGGTGACTTTACAATTAGTAACGGCACTCTGGCGGCAGAGGCTGTGACGGTCACTGGCCTGACAACTACTGGCAACATCAACTTCGGCGACAACGACAAGGCGCAGTTTGGTGCTGGCAATGACTTGCAGATTTATCACGATGCTGGTCACAGCCGAATTGTTGATGCTGGCACTGGCAACTTGCGTATTCAGGCAGACAATTTGCGCCTTCAAAGAGCAGACGGCGTTAACAATTATATTACTGCTGACAACGGCGGTGCGGCAACTCTATATCATAATGGCCTTGCTAAACTCGCCACCAGCAGCATAGGCGTGAATGTCACTGGCACGGTGACGGCTGATGGGCTGACTGTTGGTGACGGTCATCAGATTGGCGATGAAACTACTTATGACAATCTTGTTATTAAAAGTAGTACCAATGAGAGCATGGTGTTGTCTGCTGGTGGTACAGGGCAGTTTATTTACAAAACTGGGTCAACCACACTAGACAACGGCAATGAAAAGATGCGTCTCACTAATGATGGTAAATTAGGCATTGGGACGACTTCGCCCGCCACACAATTTCATAGTTTAGGCGCATCAGGAACGGTGCAAACACGCACAAGCGTCACAGGCTCAACTGCAAGTGATGTGGCTGAAGTGGCTGTGTCAACTGGAAGCAGAACATATTTGATGCAGTCAAAAGGCTCTAGCGGTGACTTTGTAATTCGTGACAGCACAGGTGCGGCTGACAGGATTACGCTCGACAGCAGCGGCAACGTGGGCATTGGTGGTTTGCCTACATATAAATTTCAAGTCGCCGCAGGAACTGACAGCTTAGTTACTTATTCGGCCTCTGCTCTCGACAGCAACATTTTCTTTGACACACAAAATACAAGCACTGGAGCAAGTGCCGCTGTTGTGCAAAGGCTTATTACCTCAGATGTAGCGGGTACAGGAAGCATCAGCGCAGATTTTCAAAAAACAAAAGCTGGTGCGCTGAATATAAACAACAATGAAACTAATTCTGCGGCTTACACTGGATTTGGTGTGGGTGGCTCAGAACGTATGCGCATCGACAGCAGTGGCAAAGTGGGGATTGGGACGAGCAGTCCTGACTTTAAGGCTGAAATCGTTGGTGGAACAAATGATGGTTTGCATATTAAAGACGCTGAATCCGCAACAGTTTTTGGTGGTCTGTTTACTCAAAGTGCTAATTTAGCTTTAATTGCGAGAAGTAATCATGCCCTAACCTTTGGCACTAATGACGCTGAACGTCTCCGCATCGACACCAGTGGCGTTGTGACTGTAAACAGTGGCACCATCACGGCTGGCGCATCCGGCACAAGCGGTCAGATAAATGCACCTGAAAGCTTTGTCGTTAACATCGACAGTGACAACAACTCAACCAGTCGCGCCTTTGTAATTAAAAACAATGGTTCAGCCGAAATTGCACGGTTCACGGAAAGCGGCAGATTAGGGCTGGGGACTCCAACGCCATCCGTTGATTTAGATTTAACATCATCAAGGCCGCAAATTTCTTTTGGTAATACTACAAGTTCACAAGAAACTGCTGTTGGTTACGACAGTGATAATACAAGTTTCTATGTCCGAAATATACACGCAGGAAATGTTGATTTTTGGACAAATAACATCAGGCGCATGCGTATCGACAGCAGTGGAACCGTAAACATATTAAATAAATTAGATTTAGATGGGCAATTAGATTTAGATGTTGCCGTTGCAACAAACCCTGCTCTAAGTGTAACACATACAGGAACTGGTAATTCTACACTGGCTATTTTTACACAGGCAGCAAGTAATACTTTTAATATGGCAGAGTGGAGAACCTCTGATGCCACAGGCGTTTTATTTTTTGGGGCTAATGGCAATGTATCAAATACCAACAATTCTTACGGTGCTATTTCTGATATAAAATTAAAGGAAAATATAGCTGACGCAAGTTCGCAATGGGACGATATTAAAGCAGTTAAAGTTCGCAAATATAGTTTTAAAAGCGAGTCATCTAAAACAGCAAATCAAATAGGTGTAGTAGCCCAAGAGTTAGAAGCATCTGGTATGAATGGTTTGGTTGTTGACAACATTGATAGACACCCCGACACCTTTGAAGATTTAGGCACAATAACAAAAGAAGTTAAATATTCTGTACTATACATGAAGGCTTTGAAAGCATTGCAAGAGGCGATGACTCGCATTGAGACACTTGAAACAAATCAAGCAGCACTTGAGGCTCGTATAGCCGCATTAGAAGCCAATTAACAGGAGTAAACAATGGCTAACACATACACTTGGACTTTTCCAACACTAGAAGTGAATAACAACGCACAGAATGGCTTTGATGACGTAATTAGTCAGGTTCACTGGCGTTTTACTGCGGTTCACGATACCGCCACAAATGCTGATGGCCAGCCACT